GCCAGCAGGGTCTGGTACAGCAGCGAGCCGACGCCACGGCCGCCGTCGCTGGCGTCCATTGCGTTGACCGACGCGGGGCCGCCGCCGCCATAGCCCTCGATGTCGATATTGCCGCCGCCCGACGACAAGCGAATCCCTTCAGGGTCGTCGCTGTTATCGACGTAGTCGGGGTTCTCTTTCTCGTAATACTTCTGGCGGCCGCGATCATCGCGCTTCGGCTCGCCGCCCCGACTTTTCTCGTATTCGAACATCTGGTCGCCGTAGCTGTCGCGCATCGGCTCACCGCCCCGGGCTACACGCTTGACGCGCACCTTGTCTTCGCCTTCGACGGGCGGCCCCTTGGCCTCGTTGAACTTGATTTCGCCCGACTCGTCGTACATCAGGTAGTCGCCACGGTTGTGGGTCTTTTCGTATTCCTTGACGTCGCCGAAGCGGTCGCGCATGACCTCGCCGCGCCCGTGCGTCTTCGGCACTTCGATCTTGTACGGTTCGTCGTAGTCGTAGTTGCGGTTGCCCGTTTCTTCCACGTTGATGGGCTTGCCCGACCGCTTGCTGAAGGCTTCGGCCATGCCTTCCAGCCCACGCCGCGCGTCGGTGGGCATGGTGCCGTAAGTCAGCAGCGCCGGTTCGTTCTGGGCCGCCTTGAGGAAGGCTTCCACCGACGTGTGCGGGTCGGGGCTTAGGTCGCGGCGCAGCACATCGGCCAGCATGAGTTTCTGCACGTCTTCGCGTGCCAGCGGCTTCAGGCCGGGGATCAGCGCCTGATCGGCCACGTGCGGGTCGTACCGCAGCGGCTCATTGGCCGGTGGAAACGGCTTGCGGCCGCGCAGGCTGCTTTTCAAGCCCTTGGGGCCTGGGGCTGTCTCCATGAAGCCCAGCGCCCCAGCGGCCAGCCCAGGCCCCACCACGGGCACGCTGCCCAGCTTGTCGATGGGGTTGCCCAGCGCGTTGCCGACCGCCTGGGTGCCGCGCTCGACCATGCCGCCCAGTTCGTGTAAACGCTGAGTGCCGCGCTCGGTCATCGGGCCGCCGCCCCAGCCGCTGATGTCCTCGACCGTGTCGGCGCCCGCCTTCATGGAAGCCTCGACCCCCCGACCGCGCAGCATGTCGATCATGGTGCGGCCCATGCCGCCCAGGCCCGCCACGGGCTGCAGGGCGTAGCCCTTGAGTAGCTGCGCCGTGGCGTCAGCTTGTCCGGCGCCTTCGCGCAGCATGTCAGCCATCTTGCCCATGGGTTACCTCTTGTCTGTGCCGCGAAGTGCGCGGATCATCGCCTGAGAATCGGGCTTGGCTGGTTCGGCGAAATACTGCTTGTTCGCTTGCAGCGCGGCATCGTCCCTATTGCGAGCCCGGACGTGTCGCGTTTTACCGGCCCAGTCCATCGTGTAGTTGTATAGGGGGATGCCGATGTGATCATGGCCCGCTGGGCCAGTCGCGCCCTCGCCTGCGTAAGCCATATCGTGTTTTCCCTTGACGTCACCCATGGTTCACCTCACTGAAAAAACGGCGGCTGACCGGGCACGGCATCTTCCGGCCCCTTCAGGTTCTGTACAGCCTGGGTCTGGTTGCGCGCGACCTCTGACTGCACCTTTGCGGGCATCAGTTGCGTCTCCATCTGCGTGCGGGACGCGTCGGCCTTGTTCTTCTCGGCCTGGGTCTGGGTCTTGGCGACCTCGGCCTCCTTCATCGGGTCCGGTTGCTCCGGCGCAGTCGGTTGCTGGGCCGCCTGGATGGCTTGGTCCAGCACCGTCTCGATTTCCTTGGCGACGCGGAAGCCGCCCAGGCCCCACTTCATCATTTCGAGCACCACCGGGGCAGCCTCGGGCTTGGCTTCGATCAGCGGCGTGACCGACTGCACGAACTCACCGACCGCCTTCATAAACTGGGTGCGGCTGTCGCGTTCTTGCGCCCAGTCGATCAGCGCCATCGTCTCGGATTCGATGCTGATGCGGTAGAACTTGCTGCTGTCGGGTGACTTCAGGAACTCGATGGCCGGCTGCGCCAGCGGCGCGTCGTTGCTGTGCTCGATGTTCGAGCGCTCGACGATAGTCTGCGGCTGGAACTTGGTGCAGATGATCTGCGCCTTGATGCGCTGCCCCGACGCCACCCAGCCGCCGATAGCCTGCTGCTTGAATTGCAGCCGGTTGCCGCCGAATTGCGCCTTCAACTGCTGGGCGCCCAGCGTCTCATCGGGGTCGGTCATGCCGCGCATGATGTCGCCGATGCCCAGCACCTCGTACAGGTTGGCCTTGAGCACGTCACGCTGCGACGTCAAGATGCTGATGGTGTTGGCGATGGCTTCGGTCGGTGCGAAGTCCATCGACCCCTTGATGCCGCCCTTCTCGGCGAAGGCCGCCCAGTTCTCGACCGGGATCATCTGGTTTTCCATGCCCTCTTGGAACATGCGCGCCAGCCCGGTGCTGGTCTTGTCGTACACGCCCACCACCTTGCACGCCTTGATCAGGTACTTCAGCCGGGTCGTGATGGTGTCGATCTGGGTGTACTGGTCCTGAGCCAGCAGGTAGTCGGCCCGGGGCATCATCTTCGATGTCGTCTTGTTGGCGATCATCGGCTCAGGGCACGGGAAGAACCCGCGCAGCTTCATCGGGTCTTCTTTGTAGTCGCAGATCACGTTGTAGCCCAGGACGTGCCAATACGCGCACTTGGTCGTCTTGTCCCACACCTCGAAGACTGCGGCTTTCTCCCATGGGTCGTTCTCGGGGCCGATGCTGTCGCCCTTGTACTTGACCTTGCTGATGGGGATGTCTTCGCCGATCTTCTTGCCGAAGCGCGCGATCAGTTCCTCGCGGTTCATGTAGACCCGACGCGCCACCCAGCGCACATCCTGCCACGTGCGGGCCGGCGACCACCAGAAATCTTCCCAGTAGACGTAGTCGGCCGGCGCGTCTTCGGACGTGATGACCTCGTATTTGACCCCAGGCTCCACTTCCATGCCCGTCGCCGGGTCAACGATGGGGTCGGTCGTGGCTTCCTCGGTGTCCACCTCGTACCGATACCAAACCTGCCCCAGGCCAACGATCAGGTAGTCGCCGACCGACTGACGCGTGACTTCGGGATACGTGCTTTCGTCGTCTTCCTCGACGTCGTTGTTCAGGATGCGCTGCAGGATGTTGCCCGCGACGCGGCTGACGTCGTCGTTGCTGTCCTTGTGGGCGTTCGACACATCGACCTTGGGCGGCTTGGCGTACAGCGACGACATCAGCACCTGGGTGTTGGACCAGAACAGGTTCACGCGGGCGTCGCCCGTGCCTTCCATGCTGGCGCTGTCGCGTTCGTCGAGGTACTTCTGTACCAAGCGCTTGCCTGTGCTGTGGAACTTGGAAAGTTCCTTCTTTGCAGCCTGGAGTTCCTTCTCCCAAAGAGCCGCCAGCTTGGCCGGGTCGCGCTTGGCCTCCACGGCCTCGGTCGAGGGGTGCTTGCTGTCATCCCCCAGGTCACTCTGCCCGGTCTTTTCGTTCTGCGTAGATGTCATGTCAGAGTCTCCCATCTGTCACCGGGCCGACCGTTTCATACAACTGATCGAGGGTGAACGTGTTGTGCATCGGCGGCACGATTATGGTCTTTGGCTTCGGCGGCGGCTCGATCTGCTGCAAGCGCGCGGCGCCTTCCATGAAGGCGTCGGCCGTGTGCGACGCCCAATTGTGATCGGGCTCGCTGCTGAAAGTCTTCGTTTCCTCATCGTATTTGAACGCATAGGCCCGCATCGCATGCAGGAAGGGCTTGCATACGTCGGTGTCGGCGACGCGCAGGTTGCGCAGCACCATCCGGCCGGCGTTGATGCTGTCGGCCTTGCGCCGTACCTCGTTTACACGCACTTCGCAATTGGGCCACGGCGGGTCGGCCAGAAACGTCTCGACGCTGGACCGCTTCGACTGAAAGGTCTTCACGCGTGCGTCGTGCGGCAGGATCAGCACGTCAGCCTTCGGCTGCTTGCTCAGGCGCACGATCCACTCCTCGGCATCCATGCCGCTGCCGTCGTCGTAATGGAAGACCTCGAAGCCGCCGCGCATGCGACGC